GCCGTGCTTCGTCTTCCACATCCCGGTGAAGCTGCCGTTCAGCCAGCAGATGGCGAACGACCTGTTCATGGAGACCGACCTGGGTAGGTTCGTTCTGTCGAGGGCGACCAGTCGTCAGCCGTGGACACCTCACGATATGTGTGCCTCTAACGCAGGGTTCTCCTGATGGCAAAAAACGAGCAGCCCGTCTTCACCAGAGCGGGCGTCAACGAGCACGGCACGATCAGCGTGGCGAACGCGAACCTCGACGGCTCTGGGACCCTGGTCACCGTAGCAGACGGTCAGACGGAGGGCGTCAGGATCGACCAGATCGAAGTCAAGGCTATCGGCACAACGACGCTCGGCATGGTCCGCATCTTCCTGTCGATCAACGGCGGCGGAAACTTCTTCCTGTGGCGGGAGATCCCGGTCGCGGCGATCATCCCGTCCGGCACTGTGGAGGCGTTCAGTGCGGTCATCGACCTGACCACGGCGCTGAACGATCCCCCACTGGTCCTGGCGGACACGAACGACATCATCGCCTTCGCCACCGAGAACGCTGAGTCGTTCGAGTGCTGGGTTCGCGGAGGAGCTTTCGCGGCCTAATGAACTCGGGGCTGAAGGCTTCTGGGCAGGGGATGGACGGGCCGCCGTTCGAGCCCCCCATCGAACACTCGTCGCTCGCGGGCCTGGGGCCGCCAGCCGACGACCACCTCCAGTACCTGCTGCTTGCAGGGCGGGCCGGTGGCCAGGTCGCTTTCGGCTCGCCGGACACTGCCGAAGACCTGACGCTCGCGGGCAACCCCGGACCGGACCCTGGCTTCGTCAGGCTCAACTCCCCGGTCATCTTCGGCCCGTACAGCGCCAACCCGCTCGCGGCCTACGGCTTCGACTACGACGCGGTCGAGGCGTTCACGGCGCTCTTCGTCGGTGGCGGCATGAACTTCTCGGGCACGATCAGTTTCACCAACCCGACGTTCATCTACGAGAGCTTCCGTGGTGCTCCAGAGATCACCACGCTCGTCAACCCCGGCTTCGCGGCCTACACCGTCATGCAGGCCCTCCCCGCGTTGTTTGCAGGGCCTGGGGCCGGGAACAACCCGCTGAATCCCCTGGTGGTAAACGCCGGGGTCTCAGTCACGAACCCCTTCGCGGGCACGCGCACGACAGCCACCATGACGGCGGTGAACTGGTCGGGCCTCATCCGCACGCAGGTAAGCGGCGCGGTCATGAACGTCACCAACCACACAGCCCTCACGGTGTCCCCGAAGTTCTCGACCGTGGCCGGGTCCACGATCAGCTTCGGAATCATCCGGGGGGTGTGGGCCCAGAACCCTGCCGCTGGGCTGTTCCAGCCGGGCCTTGGGACCGAGACCATGGTCGCGTACTACGGGCTCGACGTGACCGCGATCCCCTTCGGCGGCGCGGTCGAGAAGGCGGCGGTCCGCTCCGCCATCACCGTGGCCGTGGACGCATGGCTCCTGCTCAACACCGGAGGCGCGTGGTCCGACTTCGGGGATGGTGACATTCACTTCAACGACAACGCCCTGATCCGATTTGGTGCCTCAGCCCAGTCGCCAGATGCCGCGATGTACTGGGACGGTGCGGATCTCATACTCAACCCCCACTTCTCGGCCCCGACGCCAGCAAAGGTTGTCATCCCGGAGGGCGGGCTGCGGGTCGAAGCTGATGGGTTCCCAGTCTCCGATTTCATTCGCCGCGCATCCAGCGTAAACCTGCTCCTGTCTTCGTGGAGGCTCACCGGACAGTCGTCTGGCGATATGGTCGATGGCTTCGGCACGGCACTGTTCTGGACCATCGAAGATGATGCTGCCGTAAAGAACAACATCGCGTTCTTCTCGGCTGAACGTGCAGGCGCAGACAACTCTGGGCTCTATCGGTTGCGGGTCTACACGCTCGGCGTAGCCAACCAAATCTACGAGGCTTCTCGCCTCACGTTCACAGTCACCGTTCGTGCGAAGGTGCAAGGAGCCAACGCTCTCGTTCCGATCAGTCCTGCTCAGATCACGGCAGATCAGGACGACTATCAGGGACAGGGTTCTGGCACCGCGATGCGTGGTCTGCTGCGCTTGGATACTGACGCCTCCCGCACCATCACAGGCATCGACGCTACGACAGTCGATTTCTCTGAGGCAGACGATGAGTTGCGACTCGTCAACATCGGCTCGTTCGATCTGGTGCTTGGACATCAAGACGTTGGTAGTCTGGCCACGAACCGGATCATCTCACCGACCGGCGCGGACCTGACACTTGGGCCTGGTGATTCCGCGCTGCTCTGGTATGACGGCGCGACAGCCCGGTGGCGCATCCTGGAGACGACTGGTGCGTAGGCTCGACACGATCTTCGAGGGCCTCACGGTCGCCCGCGTCACCATCGACTTCCCCAGCGTTAGCTCGAACGGCACCGTGGTCGTGGACACGAACGTGCCCGGTCTCGCGCTCGGGACTCACATCATCACCTGGGCTCCCGTCACGACCGCGACGACTATCGACGATCTGCTAATCACTTGGATGGTCGTTGCCGCCGACACGCTACGCACGGTACTCTACAACCCAACAGGCGGGGCCATCGACCCGGACTCCATCGACTTCGAGTTCGTCTACGGCACCGTGAACCCCGACATCGACCCATGATCCAAGGCTTCGAGGCAGACCCAGCAGAGTGGGAGGAGATCCAGACGATAGTCCGTCAGGAGATCCAGATCGACGGCGAAGCTGATGAGCCGGTGAGCTTCTTCGGGTACATGTGTGGCATGTGGGATCTGCTAACCGACCCGGACCAGCGGACCAGGATGCTGGCTCACCAGGCGCACCAACTGCCGAACCAACTCGAAGACCAACTCGTCCACATCGACGCGGCGAAGGCGGACACCGAACAGAAGCTCCGCGACCGGGCTGTCGATCCCGGTGCGCCCGAACCAGAGAGGACCCCATGAGCGAGCCACGGGCAGGCGTGACCGAGGGACTTGAGAAGGAGAAGACCAAGGCCACACCGAACGGAGCGACTCCAGCAGTCGAGGTCGCCAAGTCGGGATCCCCGACCCACGTCGCGATCCCCATCGAGGTCTGGAAGGCCACGCTCGACACGCTCTCCACGCTTCCCTACGCCCAGGTGGAGCAGCTTATCCCGGCGATCCGCACCGGAGCCCCCATCACACTGACTGGAGAGTAGCATGGCCCTCAGTTCCTCACGCTTCGGGGGCATGAAGGGCAGTCCCACAGTGGCCCTCTCTCCGGGTGGCCAGGCGTTCGACTTCGACGACATCCCGGACATCCGACAGCCCTCCGAGGACGGCCACGGGGAGTCCGACGACGACGACCGGAAGCGCATCACCTGGGCGACCTACATGTGGGACTCCCAGGACGACTCGGTTCGCAGGCGGGACCGTCAGATCGAAGAGAACATCAGGATGCTCTCCGGGCAGCAGTGGAGCGTCTTCAACCCGCGCCTGGGTCGCTTCATCGACGTGACCCGGTGGATGACCACCGACGAGAAGAAGTGGCGGCAGCGGCCCGTCTTCAACCGGCTGCTCCCGTGGTTCATCATCACCCACGCCCGCATGACCGAGAACCCGCCCATCGTCACGTTCGTGCCAGGGCCGGATCGGGACGACGCGATGCTGGCCGCGACCCTCGACGTGATCTTCAAGAAGAAGTGGCGGGAGATCAACATGGCCGAGGTGTGGGACCGGGCGAGCGCCTGGCTCATCCCTGCGGGCACCACGTACCTCCAGAGTACGATTAACCTGCGGAAGGGCGACTTCGTCACGTTCGAGGGGCAGGCAGGCGAGGAGGACATGGAGGGGCTCACGGAGGAACAGGTCCAAGCCCTGGATGGCCTCGACGGGAACATCGGCTTCAGCGCGGAGGGCAAGCCGCAGTTCGACGACTCCGGGGAACCTGTCGGTCCCGAGGGGGCCCACGTCGAACGGAGGGGAGACCTCGACGTGCAGGTTCTCAACGCCGTCCAGGTGCGCGGTGAGTGGGGCCCCGACCCGTGGCACGAGAAGTCCTGGCACATGACCCGGACGTTCCACACCACGAACGAAATCTTCGAGTTGTACGGCATCAAGGTCGAGGGGTACCAGGTCCCGAACCAGGGCGGCTCCGACACCGGAATCCTGGAGCGGTTCATCTACGGCTCGGGGTACTTCGGCGCGGCTGATCCGAACACCATCGGCAGCGACTTCAGCACGAACGTCGTCATCCCGGAGCCCACCGTGGAGGTCTTCACGCTCTGGCACCGACCCGCTCCGTTCGCGGGCATGGAGGAGGGTCCCAAGCAGCCCGGTGGACGGCTGCTCGTGGTCACGCGGGAGAAGTGCCTGCACGATTCGCCGCGCCCACTGGCCTACCCGTACACGTCGCCCATCAGGCGCTTCGAGTTCGTCCGCCTTCCCGGACGCCCCGCTGGAGGCACGACCCCCCAGGAGGCCATGAACCAGCCTCAGCGGATGTACAACAAGACCGCTGCCGGGCTGCTGGAGCACACCAACCTCTCGACGAATCCGATCAAGATCATCGACGCCCAGTCGGGCCTGAACGAGCGACAGGTGACGAACCGTCCGGGCCTGGGGCTGAAGGTCACGAGACGGGCGAACATCCCGCCGTTCGAGTGGGTCGCACCGCCCCCACTGTCCCCGGACGTGTACCGGACGCTGGAGTTCTTGAGGCAGGAGATCGACGAACTCGGCAACCTGGTGGGGACAGAGGGTGCGGCCCCGACCGAGGACGCTTCGGGCGAACTCGTGAAGGAGCTTCGCTTCAACTCCGACCGCTTCCTGGGGCCGACGATGCGTCGAGCAGCCGAGGAGTTCGGTCGCATGGTCGAAGACTGGATCGTGATCTTCCCGGCGCTCTACGACGAAGAGGACATCCTCGCCTACGCGGGTGAGGACAACGTCGCCCGGACCATCATGGTCTACCCGGACCTCTTCGAGAGCGCCTCTGTAAACGTGCAGGCCGACGTGGAGTCGATGCTGCCCGAGGGCCGAGGCGAGCGCCAGAAGAACATCACCGCCCTGTACGCCAACGGGCTCTTCGGACCGCCAGGGACCCCGGCAGCGACGAACGCCTTCTTCGAGCTATCGCGGTTCCCGCACCTGGGCCGCGCCGGGAAGTTCGGGGGGATCCACCGCATCACTGCCGACCAAGAGAACGGCAAGATGCTCCAGGGGGTCCCCGCGATGGAGATCCCGGTGTTCGAGTGGTACGACGATCTGGTCCACCTGATGAGCCACGAGGAGTTCATGTCGTCGCCGGAGTTCCTCGAACTCGACCCCGTCGTGCAGCAGCAGTTCGTCATGCACCGGCAGATGCACATCATGAACATCCAGATGAAGGCCGCCGAGATGGCACCACCCCCAGGGGGTGTACCGCTGGAGGGTGGAACGGGCGGCGGAGGTGGCGGCGGAGGGCCTGATGCTACATCATCCGAAGTCGCCCCCGGTCCTGGGGCTCTTCCTGGAAGCCAGGGTGAGTCACCTCTGGGCCCACCGCCTCTACCTCAGTAAGCAGGAGTAGGACGTGCCAGACGAGTCTGAAAACCTCGAAGGCGAGGGAACCGAGGACAGCGGCGGAGCAGGGGGCAAGTTCGGCATCAAAGAAGCTCTCGCGCAGGCGAGGGCTCAACTCGAAAAGGGAGACGACGATGAGTCACGTCACCAGCGGGGGAGCGACTTCGACGAACTCTCCGCTCAAGGGGAGCAGCATCAAGGCTCCGGTAGCGGCGACGGGTCAGGGGATGAAGATGAACGTCCCGGCGATGAGGACGAGTCCGCCGAAGGGGAAGGGCTCGGGCTCGATGAAGAGCTACTAGAGGACGACGATGAAGGGTCCGACGAGCACGAGGACGACGACGAGGACAAGTCCGGGGCAGAAGCGGGAGACGAGTCCGACGAGTCCGAGGGGGACGGTGAGGAGGAGGAGAAGGAGGAGGAGGAGATCACGGTCTCCATCCCCGGACGTGGCCCCGACGACGACGACCTCGAAATAGTCGTCGATGACCAGGAGACCGCCGAGAGGCTGAACCAACTCAAGAACGGGTTCATGCGGGGCGAGGCGTACCGCACCGGCCTCTCGGAGATCCAGGCCGCCCAGGAAGAGCTTTACGAGATCGAAGAGCAGTTCGGGGTGGACCCGGCTGGCTTCGTCCTGGAGCACATCGAAGAGAAGCATCTCCCCCAGGTGGCCCTCGCGCTGATGACCGCGCCAGGTGCCTGGGACGCCCTGAAGGAGACCGTGCAGGAGTTGCTCGAAGAGCCCTCAGCACTTAGAACTCTACAGGCCGAGGCGAAGGCTGCTCGGTTTGAGACGAGGGAGGCTCTCCAGAAGGCGAGGGCAAACCGGACAGCGCAGAACAAGAACGCTGCCACGCTCCGGGAGGGGATCGAAAGGATGATCCCCGACGAGATGGAAGAGGGTCGTAGGACGAGGTTGCTTGCAGACGTGACGCGAGACGTGGTGGATCACATCAACCGCCACAAGCTGCTCACCCTGGAGGCGAAAGACCTACCGACCATCGTAGCAGAACGGCTGGAGTTGAACGGGATCGACCCGCTCGACGCCAGGAAGGCCCTGAAGGACAACGGGCAGCGGCTCCGTGGCAAACCTTCGACTCGGAAGAAGTCCAAGGCGAAGCCGAAGACCGGCAAGCAACTCGTGAAGGCCAGTAAGAAGCGGAAGAAAGTCGCCGCAGCCCCCGGACCGGGGAAGCACGCAGCGCCGACCGAAGCCAGCAAACTGCCTCCGGGTCAGAATCTCAAGCAGAGGGTCGAGGAAGTCCGCAAGCGCGGCTTGGCTGCTCTCTTGAACCGCTAATCATCTGATCCAGAGGTAAGGTCATGCCCAGCATCACCACGACCACTGATGCGATCACCGAGGCGATGAAGGTCATCTTCTCGGATCCCCTCATCGTGAACATCGTCGAGGACACGGAGTTGATGTCGATCTTCCAGACCGACATGAACGTCCAGAACGACAACACGACGGGCGGTCGTTTCGTGGAAATGGCGCACTACTTCCAGCTTCCTGCTGGTGTTGGTGCGCGTCTGGAGAACGAGTACATCCCCGAGGCGGATGACCCGGTCTTCAAGAACAGCCGCCTCTTCCTGAAGAAGATTCAGGGAACCGTCGAGATGACGGGTGACACGATGCGTCGTGTCGTGGGCGATGAGGGAGCCTTCATCAACTACATGGAGAGGGCTCTCCCCGACCTCGTCACCCGTCTGGTGAACGAGATCGACCGGATGTACATCGGCTTCGGTGCCGGGGTGAAGGCGCGAGCCGCAGCCACCCCCACGAAGCTCAGTTCCTCGACCATGTCGGTGGTCGTGGACCGCTCCGTTGGGGTGGATGGGTTCACCGACGCCTTCTTGCAGTTCATGGAAGGTGAGGGCTGTGTCGCTCTCGCAGCCGCAGGCCCGCTGGACGACAGCGCCATCCTGAACCCTGGGACGGCGCAGGCTTTGACCCTCATCGACATCGACGAGGATTCGGCCCTCCTGACGTTCTCGGGTGTTGAGGCCACCATCGACGCCTGGGTGGCGGACGGTGCCGGACTGTACATCGTCGCTGGTGACGGTGCCGGTAACTCCGCAGTGCAGGCGTCGTCTGGTGACGACCGCGAGATCGCCGGGTTGATGGCTGGCGCGGACGACGGTGGGATCGTCTCCACGTACAACAACATCGACCGGACGGCGAGCGGGAACCGCCTGTGGAGGTCCATCGTCATCGACGGCTCCGACGCCGTCTGGGGTGGACAACTCACCGAGGAGCTTCTCGTCTTCGCGGACGATGAGGTCGCGGTGAAGGGTGCTGGACGCATCGACTGCGTCGTCGCATCGCGGGCCGCCTGCCGTGGTTACTGGCAGAGCCTGAAGGGTGATCGGATCTTCAACGACCCCCGTGGCCAGTACGCGGGCGGGAAGGGACATGTGGAAATCGTTCTCGGTGACCGCACCGTCATGTTGAAGGTCGCTCGTAAGCTGCCGCCCGAGGTCGTCTTCTGCTTGCAGAACGACACCTGGCGTCGGCTCACGCTGAACTCGTGGGAGTGGGATGACCGGACCGGATCCATCTGGAACCGCGTAACGGATGCCACGGGGCGGAAGGATGCCTTCTACGCGACCGGCGTGATGTACGAGCAACTCTTCTGTGTTGCGCCCAGGAAGAACGTCCGCATCGACGGCTTGAGCGCGTCGTTCTGATCGACAGCCGGTGGGTAGCCTGGGGGGCCGGTGAGCCCCCCAGGTCCACATCTATGTCAACCTCAGCAGGAGGCCACCATGGCCATTCAGGACAGGAATGTTCACCGGGACGCGGAGCTTCTGAAGAAGGCCGCCAACGCGGTCATCGCGGACCCTGCGAACGCAGATGAGGACGAGCCCATCTACGTGAAGCAGCCCCGCTACAACTACCGGGTCTCGGACCTTTCCGCCTACGCTCGTGTCATCGCCACGGCGGACATCAACCTTCGGGCCAAGGCGGTCCAGGACAACGGGGTGGTGGGGAGCCCGCAGTTCGCTGTGGCTGCTGCCGTCACCTTCGCCATCGAAGCTCTCTGGCAGAACCTTGTCGGGGTGCTCACCCGTCTCGCGGCCACGGCGGCCCAGGCGTTCTCGGGCACCGAGGTTGTGCTCGACGGTACGTGGGGAGTGTGGCTCGTCACCATCGACTCGGGCCAGACCATTATCACCATCGCGCCTTCTGGAATCATGGCCTTCGCCACCGAGGAAGACGCGCTCCGTGCGTGTCCCCAGGTGGTCGGTGATGGCTCCGAGGGTGTCATCGGCATCCTGACGCTCGAAGCGGTTGGTGGTGACTTCACTGCGGGCACGACGAACACGAACGACGGCATCGTGGCCAACTTCAACACGTTCGATCTGGGTGGCCTCAACGCTGCCCTGGTCGTGGGCACGGATCCGCAGGCGGCGAACGCCTTGTTGACCGGGCTCACCATCAAGGACCCGGCTGGGATGCGGGTGCTCGACGGGCGTGGAGACACGGACCTTCTGGTCGTCTCTGCAAGGAGCGATGGCGCGGCAGTCTCGACCGAGGGGACTTTGCAGGCTGAGTACCGCCCGTCGCCCGTCCAGGGTGAGGGTCGCGGTGACTTGTCGGTGACTCAGACCAGGCCGCAGTACACGCCGTGATCCAGCGGCTCGTAGACCTCCCGGAGGAGTGCGAGGTGGCCCCACAGTGGGTCTTCGAGCGCCTCCGGGAGATCGACCCGCGACTCGAAGTCGTGGGGATCGGGCCAGCCTGGTGGGCTGTCGGGCGCGTGGCGGAGTACGCACCTCGTGTACGGCGCGGGCGGGAGGCTCTCGCGAGGTGGGAGAAGCTGGGGTTCACGAAAGAGAAGCACTGGCCCCTGATCCGCAACTCCCTCCTGGAGTCGCAGGGCTTCGGTCTCATCGGTCGCTACCAGTTCCGTGGCAACGAGGACTGGGGTGCGGTCATCGAGGAGATCCGGTACGCTTGCTACATGTTCGAGAAGTACGAGGGCGCGGATGAGAAGACCCGCGAGGCCATCGAAGGGGTTGCAGAGGAGACTCGTGCCGCCAGGAACGCGGCGAAGCTGGTCGCTGACAAGCACTACGACGAGCGGTACCTCTTCAGGCGGATCGTCCGGGGCAACCCGGCCCCAGTCACGGTAGGAGCAGACATCTCATGAGCAAGTTCGGAGCGCGGGTGGTCGGGAAGGAACGGGCCGCCATGGCCCAGGTCGAGAAGAAGCACCACACCCGGAGGTTCGGTAGCAGGGTCATCGGTGCGGTGCTTGCACGGAGGCACGAGTTGGCCAAGGAGGTGGAGGATGGGTACGACCCGGAGAGCACCGCGAAGAAGATGGCGGAGCGACGGGCCGCCCCCGACAAGGCAGAGGCGTCGAGGAAGGCGTCGGGTGGAGAGATCGAGACCGTCGAGGCCCCGGTCACGGCGAACCTGGATGAACTCGGTGAGGCCCTCGTGGGCAACCCCGGATTCTTCGGTACGCTCTTCGCTGCCGAGAAGACGCGGGCGGGTGGTCCCAGGAAGGGAGCCCTCCGGCTGTTCCTGGCCCACGCCCTGGAGCACGAGCACGACGAGGAAGAGGTCGAGGAGATCCAGGGACTTCTGAAGGGCTAACGATCAGGGGGCACCATGCTGGTCAGACCCACAGCGGACATCGCGACCTTCCCGGCACCTGGGTGGACCACGGCCCCCCTGTTCTCGGAAGTCAACTCTGTAGACCCGGACGACTCGACGTTCATCACCGGGCTGACTCCGGGTGCCGAGGATCCCCAGGTGGCCCTCGCGCTTGCAGACCTGGGGATCCCAGTCGGGGCGACGGGCACGATCAAGGTCCGTATGAGGCTGGCGTGGAGCGCGGCACCGACCGTCTCCCCGGACGAGGTCCGAATCGGTCTGGCCCCGGCTGCAAGCCTGCTGGGATCCAACCCGGCTCTCACGTTCGTCCGCAGCATCGTGGGCTTCGACTCGACTGACTTCGTAGAGGTCGAGGTCGTCTTCAACTACACCGACTGGGCGGGCGACAGCAGCGTCTTCGGAGTGTACCTGGAGATGACACCCAACGGGGTGGATGCCATCGTGGGCACCTGCTCCTGGATCGAGGTCGAAGCCTGCGTCCCGGCCCAGATCCTGACGCGCTGTCAGCTTGGGAGCCTGACCGCGCGGGAGTTGATGGTCGAGGCTCGGGACTGGAGCCCCGCCTTCGAGAAGCGGGCCCACCCGGACGCGGTCCTGATGCGGGCCGTCTCCTCGTTCGAGAAGGAGGCGACCAGCTACATCGCCATGATCCGCCCGTCGATGCTGGCGAGCACGTTCACCGTCATCCTCCCCCTGGGCGACGGCTCCGACACCGCCTTCGAGGAAGGCATCACACTGCCCGCGTACACGTTCCTGCTACCGGGCGCGACCCTCATCAACGAGAACCAGAGGAACGAGGGCCAGGAGATCGAGATGGTGAACCTGGGAGTCCGGCATCGCCCAGGGGACTACTCCTCCGACCGCCTCCTCTACACCCAGGGCAAGAAGCTCTTCCTCTCCGGCGTGGCGGCGACGTGGGCCGGGTTCGGTTCGCTCGTCTTCAGGCTCGTCCTGACGCCCGCCGAGATCAACGACCCCGACCAGCGTCTGCTGCTGCCGAACTTCGCGCACGACGCCTACGTGGGAGCGATGGTGAAGATCATGGCGGCGAGGGCCAAGGACGCCGCCAGCATCCTGATCGGCACGGAGATGATCCAGGGCGTCTGGGATGCCATCGCCCAGCAGGGTGCGGCTGAGACCTTCGTCACCGTCGATGTCTTTCCTGGAGGCTTCTGATGGCCGTCACCACCACCGTGCAGGACATCCTCGACGGGGCCTACGCGAAGTCATCGAAGAACCAGCCGGGCACCATCGCGAACGAGGCCGTGGAGCTTACCGGCCTGGTCACGCGACTCCTGCGGGGGCTGTACAACTTCGCCGCCGAGGTGAACCCGATCCACTTTGCAGAGACGGCGGACGTGGTGGGTGTGGCCAGCGTCTGGGAGCGCCCCGAGTCCGCCGAGGCGATCATCAGGATCGAGAACGATGTGTTTGCAGAAGTCATCGTCGTGCCCTACGACGACAGGCTCTGCGAGGAGCCGAAGCCCACCGTGTACGAGTTCGGGGGTGACTTCTTCGCCTTCGCCGGCCAGACGGCCCCTCCGGGCGCGACAGACACCCTGACGTTCTGGTACTCGAAGCGTCCTGACGACCCAGCGCCAGGCGGAGTGGCCGGGGTGCTGGATTCAGACTGGCAGGAGGACTACGACGAACTCCTCATCCTGGAGGTCGCGATCTTCCTGGCGCTGAAGGATGGGCGCGGGGACGAGGCCGCCGCGCTGAAGCAGGACCGCAACGCCTGGGCTCAGAGGTTCGCGTCCTACCTCACGCACTCGACTGCAAACCTCCACCGCCGTTTCGGCCACCGCAGGCACATCAACGTGAACACGCTGCTGCCGATGCTCACTGGAGGAGCCTGATGACGTTCGACGAGATCATCACCGAGGGGCGCTCGCGGGCGATGGACTTCGGGGCGGACTTCCCCAGCACCGGACCCGTCCTGTACCGCCGCATCCAGGTGAAAGAGCAGACCATCTTCAGCCAGGCGAACAGGGTCAACCCCGACTACTTCGGAGCGAACACGGTCGGTGCCCTCGACGCCAACGGCGACGTGAACATGGGGAGCCTGGACCAGGAGGGGTCCGCCGTGGATCCGACCGCAGGAGTCACCCGCGTCGAGATCCAGAACCCAGGGTCCCACCCTACGCTGGTCCGGGGAGACGAGGTCGCCATCGTCCCGCACAACGATCCCGAGGCTGGGCTCGCGCCCCGGATGACGCTCCGGGGGTTCGTGCTGCACGCCATCTGCGGGGACATGGACGACGTGAGCAGCGTCTGCATCTACTACGGTCGTCGCCCTGCGGACAGGGCGCTTCCGATGGACGGCACCGAGACCTCCGAACTCCCCAGCGTCTACCAGGAGCTTCTGGTCTACGACCTCACGACCTTCCTCCTCAAGATGACGGTCGGCATGGAGCCGGAAGTGAAGACCGCCGCGCTTGCAGTGCTCGCGAGCGACGTTGAGGAGATGAGTGGCACGTTCATGGCTGAAGTCGCTGACTACGCTGGCGGCCAGGTCTCGCGATTCGGCAGCGTGGTGGGAGGTCAGAGAGTCTGATGGCTGCTGTCCGTTCAGGTATCCCGAGAGAGATCGCCCCTGGGGTCTTCATCGGTGCGACCGACTTCCGCGAGTTCGCTGGCGACGTAGGCGTGGGCTGGCCTGTGGGCATCACAGCCTATGGCGGCACAGGCAACACCTTCGTGTTGGACGAGAGCGGAGCCGGTGAGGGCATCGTCATTCAGCAGGTCGAGACCAACGCCGCCCACATGGGCATCGACGGGTTCGATAACTTCGTCGGCGTGCCCTTCGAGGTCCTGGCCCGTGGCTACGTCGAGACGGCGGGTGGCAGCGGCATCAGGATGAGGTTCGGTACGGGTCCGTTCTCGCTGAACGCGGGAAACTTCGATGACTCCGACTTCGCCATATTCACCACGTTCAACAACTCGGTTCGGATGAACGGAGGAACCCTGATCGGTGGCGGAGGTCAGGCTGATGGCCAGACGGTCGAGATCAACCTGGGCACTCCTGGCGGAGGCTTCGACCCGTTCTACTTCTGGGTGCGGTTCCGGCTGGAGGCCGCAGGCGCGAACGCCCGGTTCCGCCTCAACTTCACGTTCTCAGACTTCGACACGCCGCCTGCGGTGCCCACCGTCTGGGACATCGACGAGATCAGCGCGGGCGACGATGCGGCGCTCGTCCAGGCCGTCAACTCGGTGCTCGGCTGGGTCAGGTCCACTATCGGCCCGACCCAAATCTCGGACAGGCGGATCTCGTTCCTGTCGTTCAGCACGGACCCCACGTTCTCGACGCCGCCGCCGCTCCCGGACGAGACGTTCGATCAAGACGCTTCGGCCATCCCCCCCGATGTCATTATCCGCAACTTGCAGGGGACGTGGGTTGGGGCTGAGGGCACCCCAGTGGAGTTGTTCTGATGCTCGCTCACGTCGCCACTCTGTGGGAGGTCACGCTTGCAGCCGACACCGGCTTCCTGACGCCCGTCATCCAGGACTTCACCTCGACGTACCTCACGCAGTACGACGCCATCGGCCTGCTCGTCGGCACGGACTACATCATCCGTGCGACCTACTTCTTCGACGACGGATCGAACACGGGGCCTGGGGTGGCCACGGCCTTCACGACGCTGGCAGCTAACACGGAGCCGGAGCCCGGATCGTTCGAGTTCGCCACCCAAGGCTGCGGGGCCTGCTGATGCCCGTAGTCGTCCTCCCCTACGGGACGGGCCTGCAACGGTCCGATGGGGTCATGGTCCGGCTCCCTGTGAGCTTCGAGGATCTCAGGAACGTCTTCCTCTACGAGGGCAAGGCGGAGATCAGGAAGGGGATGACGCAGACCTCCGTCCTGGTGAACGACGACCCCATCGACATCGACCAGGTGGTGGGCCTGGAGGCTCTCCGCTCGCAGCAGGCGGCGCTTGCAGTCGGGTACCAGACGGCGACCGAGGAACTCTGGCTGAACATCCTCGCCATCGACGGCACGAACCCCAGTGCGGTGGGCCTGCTTGCAGACGTGAGCGTCCTGAACAACGGGTGGCTCTACGCGGTGCCCAGCCTCGTCATGGCGGAGTCGGACTCGAAGATGCTGATCGCCCACGACGAGCCGAACCTGGGCGGGCGGGTCCCCACGAAGGTGTACGATCCGTTCGGCATCACGATCAGCACTTTGCAGGCGGACCTCGACGGCGAGGGGGACGCCGACGTGCTCTTCCGAGGCATCACCCGCCACCTGACGTACATAGTCGGTTGGGGGTACGGGAACGCCACCGACCCGAACCGGCCCGACGTGCTCCGCATCTCGAACTCCGGCGACCCGGTCACGTTCCAGGACTTCGCGTTCTTCGAGGTTGGGCAGCGGGCGGAGCGCATCACGGTTTGCAGGACTGCGGGTACGTCGCTGATCGTCTTCAAGGAGACGGAGACCTACGAACTCTTCGGGTACTCCCCGGACACGTTCGGGATGCGCCCGGTGGACGTGCTCTTCGGATGCGTGGGGCACCGGCTCGCGGTCTCGGTGGGGAACCAGGTGTTCTTCTGGAGCAACCAGGGCCCCAGGGTCATCACCGGGAACCAGGCGTCCACAGACATCGCCACCCCCCTCGACATCGAAGGCCCGGACCCGACCACGCTGGTCGCTGAGTCAGATGTCCACGATGCGTTCGCACAGTACGACGCGAAGAGCCGGGTCGTCCTCTTCGTCTGGGGCCGCCGGGTCTACGCCCTCTCGATCCGCAACCCGTCGAAGCCGCGCTGGTCGTACTACGAACTCGGTGAGACGGCGCAGGTGGGCGCGCAGTTGTTCACGACGGAGAGTGGGTCCGGTGGTGTCGCTCCCACGGGGTACCCGGACATCACGCTGGGCTCTGCCGTGCCGAAGGTCGGAGAGGAGTCCATCGCGGCCACCCTGACGTGGGACAACATCGGGGACACCGCCGCAGCGGTCATCCAGATATACCTGTCGGAGGACGCAGGCGCGACTTACGTGCTGAAGAAGTCGGTGGCCTCGTCGGGCGGTGCTGGCCAGACCACGGACATCGAAGGGCTCACTCCGAACACCCCCTACAAGCTCTCGCTGCGGGCCTTCCGGGGAGCGTCGGGGACCACGCCTGCCGTGGTGCCTGGAATCGTGGACTGGACCGGCAACGCTGGGGACGCCGACAACTGGGACTCTGCCGCGTTCCGGGGGCAGGCGACGTTCGTGACTGACGAGGCCGTGCCCCTGCCGGTCTTCCGGTCTGGTGAGAACAACGGCGTCTGGGAGGTGATCTCGGGGGCGGCGTCCAGGATCACCGTCGAATGGGTCATCCCGGTAGGTGCCGAGGGCTTGGAGATCGAGATCGAACGAGCCCGCGCGGACGAGGGCAACACCGGGACCCAGGCGCTCGCTGGTGGGGTGGGGCCACCCGATAGCGGGGGCAAGCAAGCCTTCGGTGGGTTCGTGGCCCTCGCCACGGTCGCGGCGGGCACCACGAGCTACGAAGACGCCGACTTCGCCAACAACGCGCAGTGGAACCGCTATCGCTTCCGCTTCGTGGGTGCGGTCGCGTTCAGCCCGTCCCTCGACTGCTGGGGTGGACCCGACGCGCCAGGCGACGACTGGAACGCGAACATGGACGGCGATTCCGTCTTCATCACCCTCGACTGGATCAACGCTAACGCGCCTGGACGAACGCTGTGCCCCGGACCAACGGCAGCGCCTGCAAACCACTACACGCTGGCCTACACGAACAACATGGACGTGACCCCCGCCTCCGATGACTGGATGACGGGGACAGCGGGTGAGCGCGAGAACCCCTTCATCACCGCAGGCGGCGTGAGCGTGCTCGGTGGCGTTCCCGCACCCGAAGAGACCGACACCGTCCGCGTGGGCCTGCGTCACGAGGTGACGTGCTTCGGCACGATCTACACCTCCTACTGGGCGCGAGTGACCGGCACGCCGGACTACCGCGAAGGTCTCATCGGAGATAAGGAATGACCGGCACGCCCACCCCGACGCTCTTCTTCGGAGGAGTGGATTCCGACGCCAACATCCTGGAGTGGGGTGAGGGCTTCGTGGACGGTGACGGCGCGGTCCTGGTGGACGTGCTCGCGAAGTCAGATCCCATCGCTCCTGCGGGCGCGAGCGGCGAGGCCATCTTCAAGAACATCTACCTCACCGTCACCTTCGACATGACGGTGGATCTCATCATCACGCCCATCATCGACTTCGTGACCCTCGACGGGACTGCCGGGGCGATTCCCCCTGGGTACGCCGGAGTCGTCGATGAACGACTCACCCTCAGCCTCGTGGGTGGAGCGGAGCGGGTGACTGAGCGGTTTGAGATCGGGCTGTCGTTGCCTTACCCTGACACTGCGAACGAGAGGCTTAGGACGGCGATGCGGGGTGCCTGGTTCCAGGTCATGGTGAGCGTTGAGGGCGGGCTCGCTGCTGGCGATCTCATCCTGGAGCAGGTGGAGCTTGAGTTCGAGAACGTCCGCGAATCTGTTGTGGCCTCTACATAATGGAGTGGTAGGATGCCCAGACGAATCTTCGGGAGGCAGCGAGAGCAGCAGGCCCTTGGCCAGTACGATCAGTTGGCCGGACAGATCGGCCAGGACCGGGAGGCGGCGTCCTCCGGGTACCTGTCGCGGGCGCTGGAGTTCGACCCGTCTCAGGCCGTCTCACAGTACGGCCAGGGCTTCCTCGACGAGGCCACTGAGCAGCTTGGGCAGCAGTACGAATCCCTCACTGGCTCGGCCACCGGATCGGGTCGGCTTCGCTCTGGGTTCTTCCAGCGTGACGCCGGTCGGATGTTCCAGGACTTCAACCGCAGGGTGGCCAACGCCATCGCCGCGCAGTCCATGAACGCCGCCCAACTCTCGCAGCGGAACACCGCTGGCCTGGGTGCCTACAGCCAGAACCTCTACGGCCAGCAGATCGACATGATCGGTGGCGCACTCGACCGCTCGCAGGGGGAGGAGAACGCGAACCAGGGAGGCGGCTTCGGTGGCTTCCTGAAGAAGGCTGCGGGTACCGCTGCGGGCTTCGTCGGCGGAGCGGTGGCTGGGCCGGTCGGAGCGTACATCGGGAACAAGGTGGGTGACTGGATCGGCAACCAGGGCGACAGCGGGTACGGGAGCGGATAATGACCTTCCGCCCTTCGGTACTCCCCCAGCGGGACGACACGTTCGAGAGGGCCTTCCAGCGCGGGTACAACCTCGTGCTCGGCGGGCAGGAGCAGCAGCGTGCCCAGCAGGAGCACGAGGCCCGGATGACGGAGTTTGCAGAGCGGGCGGAGCAGCGCGTCTACGACCGCGAGCAGGCCAACCTCGACCGGCAGTTGAAGCTGGCTGACATCGGTGCGCGTCCGATCCCGGAGGGCTCCACGCCTGCCGACATGACGCTGGCGCGTGCGCTCAAGGAGGGCGGCGTGTCCGACAGGATCAGCGAGCCCCGATTCGGGATGCAGCCCCAGCCCCAGGGTGCCGTCCAGATGCCGGGGATCCCGGAGGCTGGCATCGAGCCGACCACTGGCCCGCAGCCGGAGGCCCAGGGTCGGGAGGTCACCTGGGAGAGTCGCGCCATCATCCCGGAAGGCACGCCCGCGATGCCGGACGACGTTCAGATCCTGGAGTCAGGGGACCAGAGGTACGCCTTCTCGAACCTCATGAACCAGCGCCTGGCCCAGGAGCGGTCGGACGAGGCTGAGGCACGCATCTCGCCCGACGAGGCGGCCCTCATCACTGCCTACCGTGCGGACAACGCGGAGCGCACTGAAGGCCAGCCCGACGAGGTCGTGCTCGCCCAGATCGCCCTCGACCAGTACAGCGAGAGGTACGACCGTGCTGGACCCCGCGAGAGGGGCCCGGACAACGTCGCGGCCCGCCAGCGCGCAGCACGGGTCCTGGAGCAGGTGGACACCGAGATGTTTAGCAGGTTCGGCTTCGAGGGTCCCCCCGAGGATCCCGAGGATCTCGAACGCTACAACGAGTTGCGTCGTAGGATCACGCAGAGGGTGGAGGACACCATGACCGCCGTCGAGGCGGAGACGGGTCCCGAGGATCTCGCGACCATGTCCGAGGATGCACTCGCGGCTGGCTCGCACGCTGTCGATGAGGATCAGATGGAGAAGTGGTGGGCCAGGGTGCTCGACGACACCGGGGAGGCTCCCTCGATCCGCGATGAGGTCTTGGCCGCGACTGCAAACAACGAGGGGGCCATCCGTCTCATCCGCACGTACTTCATCAGCCGTGCAGCCGAGGTGTGGGAGCGCCTCGACTGGGCCGACGCGGGGAACCGTCCGGGCCGTGGGGGCTTCAACTGGCAGAAGAACATCTTCGACGATGCCAACACGCCGGAGCAGTTTGCAGACGCCATCCTGGGAAGGTGATGAGTGGATCCCGAACTCAGGGCTGAACTAGACGAGCGGGTAAGGCTCGGCCTCTCGGCGCGCAACTTCCGCGAGGCGCTGTACATGCGTCGTCGGCGGAAGGGGACGAACTTCCTGGCCGACGCCCTCGTGGCCGCTGGCTCCGGTCCAGCCGCGTTCGTCACGTCCATGGGCGCAGGTGTCGCGGGCGTGGGCCGGATGATGCTCCCGGAGGACTTCGAGCCCGACTGGCTCGTGTCCATGCAGCAGGAGCTTGCAGACCAGTCGAGCGAACTCAGCCGGGTGGGGTTCAAGGCGAACAAGCCCCTGGCCTTCATCTCCCGGCTGGGTGCGGAGACGGCTGGCGTGCTCGGCACCGTGGGCGCGATCACTTCTGCTGGCAAGATCGGGCGGGTTAGCAGACTCGCCGGCCTCGCTCGCCCCGTGGCCCCGAACATCGTGGGTCGGACGGGCATGGCGACCACCCGCCTGGGGAACATGGTGGCCGGTGTGCCCGCTGCGGGGGTCCAGGCTGCTGGTGGGCCCGAGGCGTCCACCGCAGCCGCGCTCGCTCACTTCCTCCCCGAGGACTCAGAGGCCCGCGAACGGATCATCGAGGCCATGGAGAACCCGGCCATCCGCATCGCGTCCGAGGTGGGCATCGACATCGCACTCGGCGGGGTCATGGAGATCATCGGTGCCCGCATCGCGAGGTCCAGGGCCCGGAGGAAGAAGGGCGACTCGGGCGTGAGTGACGCTGAGTTCGTGGCCGACCCGCCGAAGTCTCCCGCAGACCTCGCCAGTGAGGGCAAGGGGCGCACGGAGCGTGGAATAGAGAGACGGGCCAGGGGAGAGGTGTTCGAGGGCGCAGAGCGCCGCGTGGAGCCCGAGAGGCGCATCTCAGAGGTCGATGAGGCAGCGAGGACCATCTCTGAGCAGAAGTCCATCGACAACCTGGTGGCCGGTGGCATGGAGCGGTCAGACGCTGAGGATCTCATCAGGGTGGGACGGGACATGCCGGAGGGGCCGGTGCCCGCCACCAAGGCCGAGATGGCCAGGGCCGAGATCGAGGCCCGCAACACGCGGGTCGAGGACATGCCCCTGGAGGGCATCACGGGTCCCAGGGCCGGTGCCCGCAAGGTCGTGCGTGGAGTGCCGAAGCCGGAGGGGCACCAGGTCCAGTACACGAAGGTGTCGGATGACATCGAGGCGCAGATGGCCTTCGAGGACACCTACGACGAGTTGCTGGCCACTGGCATGGTCCCGGAGGCGGTGACGAAGACCCACGACGCCCTGCGTGCAGCAGCCAGGGACATGGGCGTGGACGACCTGGCGGGGGCGGCCAAGCGGACGAACCTGGACTCGGTCGAGTTGATGGCGCTCCGGGGGAACTTCGTCTCGAACCGGGACAAGATATTCAACGCGAGTGCTCGGATGAGTCAGATCCTCGACGAGGTGGACTCGCGCTCCATCGGGACGAAGCGGGCGGAGCAACTCCTCGACGAGGCCGACGAGATCGAACGGTCGATGCTCTTGATGGAGAAGCAGAACGAGTCCTACGTGGCCGCCTTCGTGCGCGGGGCGTCCGAGGCTGGCCGCACCCTGAACTCGCTCCGGGCGATGTCCACGGCATCAGCGGATCCGTTCTACTGGATGCTGAAGATGCGGAAGATCAAAGCCATCGCCTCCGGCCATAACATCGGACGCGCTGGGGACACCGCTCTTCTCCGCAACCGGAACCCCATGCCGGACCTCACCCAGCAGGAGAAGCTCCTCTTCAACGAGGCGCTGGAGAAGATGCAGTCCGGCGACAACCGCGCCATGTCGGACCTGGCGACTTCGCTGTCCGGTGAGGCTGGGATCCTCGACAAGATTATTCAGGTCCGCCGCGCCGGCCTGCTAACGGGCGTGAAGACGATGGGCAGGAACATCCTCTCGAACACCGTCGAGGCCATCCTGGAGGAGGGGCCGGAGCGCGCGATGGCCACGGTCCTCGACCGCTTCGTTGCCCCCTTCGTCTCCGGGGTCAGGAAGGTGCCCCGGACAGTCACCCGACGTGGAGCCGAGGGCGTGGAGGTGGACGTGGGCGTGGGCACCGAGTTCCGCTCGACGATCTTCACGCCGGTCGCACGAGCGAAGGCCGCGTCCAAGGGAGCGTGGGAGGGGGCGAAGAAGGCGAAGCGCGTCCTCATCAACGGAGAGGACTTCAGCCAGGGCATGGAAGCGGGCATCGAAGGAGATGTCATCGCGAGGAAGTGGGACGAGATCCAGTCCGGCAGGCTGGACCGCGACAGCATGGTGGGCCGTACCGTCTCCTGGATCTTCGACTTGCAGGGCGGTTACGATGCGGTGTACAGGTTCGCGGCGTTCTGGGGAGCTATCGACGAGCAGGCCCAACTCTTCACCAGGCACCTCCCGGAGAACCGTAGGGCGGCGGCGAAGCAGGCGCTCGTGGACGACCCGCATCCCGAGATGATCGACGAGGCCGTGCGTCAGTCGGTGGATCGGGTCTTCGCTAACAGGACGAAGATCGCGGAGATGATGTCCGCCCTCGACCGCACCTTCTCTTCGTGGAGGCTCGACTCCAGGATCGACCACCGGGTCGCTGGCCACCTGGCCCGCTTCGCCTTCGGCTGGGTCGCGCCGTTCCGCCGGACGCCGTCGTCTCTGCTAACGCGCTTCTTCATCGAGCGTGGGCCTCTCGGTCCCGTGAACACGGTCCTGAAAGCGAAGAACCTCCGGGTCGCCGGTAACCGCATCCAGGTGCTGCTTGCAGAGAACGGCAACATCACGATGCGGGACCTGGCGGAGCTTCGGCAACTCCAGAAGGAGTTCGTCACGGCTGGTAGCAGAGCGGCCACCGGAGCGGGGGTCATGGCCATGGGTGCGTGGCTCGCGTCCAAGGGCCTCGCCACCGGAGCGATGCCGGCCAGCAACGCGGAGCGCCAGAAGTGGCAGCAGCACGGCAAGGTCCCCTACGCCGTCCGCATCGGTGACAACTGGCACTCCCTCACGGGCATGGCTCCGTTCGGCAACCTCCTGGGGTACGGTGCCCAGACCTTCCAGGACGTGAGCGAGCAGGGTGCGACGGCTGGCTCGATGGCTGCTGCCCAGGGTGCCGGCAGGATGTTCCTGGAGCAGAGCTTCATGCGCGGCATCAACGAGATCAACAAGGCGATCATGTCCGGGGGTACGTACTCCGACCGCTTCGTCTCTTCGCAGACCGGGAGCCTGATCCCCACGATCATGTCCGACCTCGCCATCCTCTCGGACGGGTACCTCCGGGAGACCGTGGGCGACAACCTGGCGGAGACGGCGGCCTTCGGCATGATGCGCCGGATCCCCGGAGTCTCGCGGATGGTGCCGGCGAAGCTCGACGTGTTCGGGGAGCGCATCCCGCTCGGAGCCAGCGCCGCCCTCAGTCCCACGGTGCCCCGCGAGATCCCTCAGACGGGCGTAAAAGCCTCGCTGGCCGAGGCAGACCTCCGTGTCCCCGTGGCCGCCTCCGGTCGTGGCCAGACGCGGGAGGAGCACCGAGAGGAGACGCGCACCCAGGGGCCGGAGATCGAAGGGGCCGTCGTTCAGTTGTTCAGGAGCGCAGGCTTCAGGCGCTTGGACAACGAGCAGCAGCAGGCGGTTATCGGTAACTTGTCCAGCCGGATCCGCCGCTACATGAACGCGAACGATGGGCGGACCAAGTCGTGGGCCAGCGACGTGCGAGCAGCCCTTCAGTCAGTGAGGTAGTCGTGGCGTCTTTCGAGACCAGTACGTACTTCAGCACGAGCGAGTTCAAGCACCCCGATAAGATGGACCAGGAGCTTATCGCGAAACTCGACGTGGCCCGCGAGTTCTCCGGGATCCCGTTCCACATTTCGAGCGACTGGAGAGAGAAGGGCGACGGCAAGTCCCACCACCTGGGGAAGGCCGTTGACATCCGGTGTGAGACCTCAGCCGACCGCATCCGCATCGTGGAGGGCCTGCTCCATGCCGAGTTCAAGCGGATCGGCGTGTACTATGCTATCGAGGGCGTCAGGCACAAGGGCGGCCACGTCCACGGTGACGTGAACAGCGCCGAGGACGGCTTCCCCCAGGACGTGATGTGGATCGGGAAGAGCCGACACTGAGGTGGCTCGTGAAAAGAGAATCGCAGCAAAGACATTCTTTCGCGCACTCTGGAGGGTAGGCAACATGCCGGTGTCAGACATAGCTGGGAAGACGGTCGGCCAGGTGCTGTTCGCCAGTGCCGTGGCGGGAGCGAAGGAGTGGCTCCAGGTCGAGGGTAACTACGAGCGGCTGAGTCCGGTCGTCGCGGTGGGCATCGAGAACATCGTGGCGTCGTGGGAGGCGGCCAAGGAGGCAGCAGATGGGCAAGCCGACGCATGACGGGTGGAAGCCGGGGGATGAACTCCCGGAGCCCGACCCCGATCACTGGACGACGGATCCGCTCTGGAAGCTGAAGGTCAGGCGGGTCACGAACGTGGTGCGGAGCAACACCGGGAAGCTCCTCGCCCTGGGCCTCATTATCGTGGTCGCCCTGCTAACCTGGCTCACTTAGTCGGGATCGTATCCAGCACCCTACGCTGCTCCAGGGTGAGTCCGTCTGCTTCCCCGTACTCCGAGAGCACGCGCTCTGCTACCTCGTTGTGCTGGGCCAGGGCCTCGTCCCAGGTGCAGCAGCGGAACATGTCGCCGTCATCAGGCCCACCGAAGACCATCGTCTCGAAGACGAGCGGGGGCCCATCGTCGCTCCAGCGGTGACAGAGGCCCAGGAAGACCGTCGAGACCTCGATGGTCTCCTCCCCGTGGGTGGCGTAAGCCTCACGCCTTACGACGCGCCTCCGCGTCGTGCTGGCCGACTCGAACCACGGGCCCCAGACCTCCACCGGCACGGGGCCGATCACCTTGTTCAGGTCGTCGAGGATGTACATGCCGGTGTGCATATTCATCGTCGTGCTGGTCCGTATCTCCAGGGGGCGAGGTACGCCGCGATCAGCAGCCTGGCCGGAAAGAAGTACGCTGGCACCGCACCATCCCTGCCGTTCAGGGTTCTCACGTCGCCCGTGGGCACGTCCGCCTTGGTGATCCAGAAGAGGCCGTCGTCGTACCCGTAGACGAAGAGTCCTTTGAGCCCGTGCTCACCCTCAGCTTCGGCCATCCAGTCGTACTTGTCCACCCGACAGAAGACGACCCCTTCCGTCTCGCCGCCCCACACGTAGCTGTCGTGCTTGTTCTTCCGCCCCTTGAACTCGCAGAGCGCCAGCCGCTCCCCGTCTGCAAACAGGAACGCATCGAAGTGGCTCAACTTGGGGAGATCCTCGTCGAACGTGAGACCGTAGCGTCTGCTGAACGCCCGGAGGCAGAACGTCTGCCTCTCCAGGTGGCGTTTGTCGTCGTCGAAGCTCATCCCAGGAGCCAGTCCACTTCGTCGTCGGTCAGGTCAGCACTCCGATCTTTTTTAGCCTCTCGAACATCGCCTCCCGGCTCCCCAGGATGTACGTCATCCCGAACGCCTCCACGAGCTTCTGGAAGACCTCCTGCTCCGGCGTCTGCCCGTGACCCACCTTCAGCCACTCCTCCCCCTGCTGCCTCTTCACCTCGTGCCACCAGAAAGTCCCGGAGCGAGCGTCGAACACCAGGAGGTCCGCGATCCCCGGCGTCTGCTTCGTCCTCCGGGGCTGGCTGAAGGTCACCACGCTGCACCCCACCGTCCGGTACGTCTTCCGGCAGTAGCTGTCCTCTGCGTTCTCCAGAGGGGGCTTCTTCTTCCTTCGGCGGCTGGCCACTCAACTCCTCCAGGTGATCGCGCCTCTCCTTCGGGAGCATGGCGCTGGTTCTCTGCAAAAGCTCATCGGCTCCGAGGTCCAGGTGGCCAGTGAGCCGCGACCGTGGGGGTAGGCCGTCATGTCGGGCCCACGACTTCTGGATGTCCCGGAGGGTCTCGTCTGGCCCCTCGCCACGGCTCCGGCGTGTAGGCTTGATCGGTGGCTTCGGGCTCATGGCTTCTTCACCTTTTTCTCACCAGGCCAGGTCCCCTCCTCGTGGGGCTCCTGCTCCCGGCAGCGGAGGGTGTCGTAGTTCCACTCTATGGGCACCTCACCGTGGGGCCCGTGCCGATTCGTCAGGACGAGCCAGGTGCGTCCGCTCTTCCTCGTCCGCTCGAAGCGGCTGTGGTCGATCAGCATGATCTGGTCGGCGGTCGCTTCGATAATCATCCCGCCGTGGAGGCCCTGGGGCATCGGGGTGTCGTGGTAGTTCTTGCTGGTCTCGCGGTTAAACTGTGACAGCGCGATGACCGTCGTCTCCGTCTCACGGGCGAAGGCGTGCAGCCAGTTGGTGGTCTCCCCGACAGCCTGGTTGATCTTCTTGTCGTCGCCCAGGCTGCAAAGCTGGAGGTAGTCGATCACCAGCCACTCGACCCCGTCCTGCCGCATGTCCTCGACTGCCGCCTGCACCAGCTTCAACTCGTACATCCGGTCGTCGTTCACGAGGAAGTTGTGCTCGTTTTGCAGAGGGGCCATGTCCTTCCACACCTTCCTGAAGTGGGCCTCCGTGAAGCCCACCTTCTCCAGCTTCCAGATCGGGGTGCTCGTCATGATGGAGTAGAGGCGAGCAGCTAACGCGGGGGCCTTCATCTCCAGCGAGATGAACCCGACCGTCTCCCCCTCCATCATCGCCCTGGCGGCCATCGCCAGAGCCAGGATGCTCTTCCCGAACTTCGGGTTGCCCCCGATAATCGTGAGCCAGCCCTTGGCCAGCCCCACTCTGCCACCGTCGTCTCCGCAGCAGCGGTTCCATCCGTCGAAGGGTGTAGGTGTCGCCTGGACGGGTGCGAGTTGTCGTTCCTCGAACGCGGCCCGGAAGCTCGCGTCCATGATGTTCACGTAGGCCATGTTGGTCGTCTCTCAGAGTCTGCCGATATTCATAGGACTTTTCTTCCT